TAATTCTTCTAGTTTAAGTATTCCTATGTCTGGACCTATGTTCAAAAGAATATGGCCAGATACAATTCGTTCAACAGTATTTCATGTAACTGATTTAAGTGGTCTTAAAAGATTAAAGAAACTTGAAGGAGGAAAAAAATCCATCTCAGCATTTTACTCAATGATGTCTCGTTATATGGAAAAAGGTGTAGCAACAGGGGGTGGTGTTGTAGTAGAGATGGATGCGGATGTTATTGTGTCTGCAAGTTCAGACATTATGAGTGAAGTGGATAAACAAGGAAGAAGGTGGGTTGAAATGTCTTGGTTTGAAAATGCACAAAGTTGGGGAAATCCTGCTGGATTCGACAAAGTAGAAAGAGGTCTTAATACTTTGATAAAAAATCTTGTTAATAAACATCTTCCAAAAGATGTAACCAAAGGAGAACATGAATATGAACTCTGGAGCAACATGAAAAGTCATTTAAAAGCTGGTAGAGAAGGTGGGGGTGAGAGATTAAGGTTAGTAATAAAAGACTATTTTGATGGAGTAGAGAAAATTCTTAAAAAGAATAAAGAAGTGATGGGTAATATATTTTATGGTTATGCAAAATCAAAAAGAATGACAGATAATTCATGGGATGAACAAATAGTCAATAATATTAAGGTTAAAACGGTTCATATTATAAAATCAGCAGAAGTGGATGATCAAGTTATTGCAGATATAAAAAATATGTCTGGTATGCCGCCAGTAAAAGTATGGGATAGTTCTACGGATTTAGAAATTTATACAAGGGAAGTTGTTACAAAGGAAGCGGTATGGTTTAAAGGCGGAAATCTTGGAAGGAAGATTAAATGAAAACTTTTAAGGAATTTTTTCAAATAGGAGTTACTAAACCCTCAAAGTCTGATGTTCAAAATTATTTGAATGGCTTGGGAACTCGTTTGATGCAATTACCAGACATAAAAAGAAAAATAATAAATCATTTCAAAAATATTAAAAATTTAAAATTAGATACATTTGGAAGAAAAGTATTATCTTTTGAAGAATTTAATCCAGAAATTAACGAAAAAACAGAATATTATTTGGATACATCTAAAGATAATACTGAAAAATATGTTGCAAATGATGGAGACTATTGGTATACAGGTAGAGTAGGTATGAAGGGCGGAAGTTCATTTTTGAAGTTTGTGGCTACAAGTGGAAAAGACAGTTATTTTGAACGTGCCAAGTTAAAAAAGACAACGCCAGAGAAACTTGAAAAAGATGTTGGTATGACAGTAGATTTTAAGAAACTTTATAAAAGATGATAAGTTTAACAGAAATAGCAGCAAAGAATTTTAAACGGATTCGTGAGGATGAAGAATTGTCTGAAGATGTACCACTACGAATAGCCGTTAAAGGTGGTGGATGTGCTGGTTATGAGTATAGTTTAACATTCGGAGAACCAGCAAAGAAAGATTTAACGTTTGAATCAAAAGGTCTACCAATAGTGATAGACCGCAAAAGTCATATAGTAGTGGATGGGCTAGAGATAGATTGGTCACAAGACTTATCTGCACCTGGTCCTCGTTTTGAAAACCCCAGAGCAGTCTCAACGTGTGGTTGTTCTACGAGTTTTTCAATCAAACCTCCTCAAGATGAGGTTGATAACCCCGTGTGGATGAAATAAATGGCATATTCAGAAAAAGTATTGGAGCATTATGAAAAACCCAGAAATATTGGTAGTTTGGATAGTGGGGATAGTTCTGTCGGCACTGCTCTTGTGGGTGCTCCAGAATGTGGTGATGTAATGAAACTTCAAATAAAGGTAGATGAAAATGAAAAAATTATTGACGCCAAATTTAAGACTTTTGGTTGTGGAAGCGCAATTGCAAGTTCTTCGTTGGCGACTGAATGGATTAAGGGTATGTCTATTAATGAAGCAAATACAATTCAAAATGTTGACATTGTGGAAGAATTGTCTCTTCCCCCTGTCAAGATTCATTGCTCTGTTTTGGCGGAAGATGCTATTAAAGGAGCAATTGCTGATTATAAAAGTAAACACTGAAAAGGAGAAAAATAATGAAGACGTTGTGGGATAAATTTACTGCATGGCTTTCAGGATGGCCGGAATCTAAATCAAAGAAAGAGATAGAACAGGATTTTCTTTTTTTAGAAGAAGAAGAATTGAAGAAAAAACCGAAAAAACCAAAAGGGCTAAAACCCAAAAAGAAAAGAGTAAAAAAACAATAATAAAAGGAGAAACAATTAAATGGAAACTCTATTAGCGTTATTTGGCGCAAAATGGTGTTGTGTATTCGCATCAGGTTGCGGTGGGTTGACTAATGGATTAGTTCACAAATGGACAGGATGGTTATCAGAAGCGAAAAATCTCGGACTTTCAGTCGCAGTAGGTTGGGTTGCCGCAGAATTCGCAATTCCTGCATTGATGGAACAATTTGAATTTGGGCCATATACTGCACTTGGTATAGCATTTTTAATTGGGTATAGTGGTATCAGATTGTTACCACATTTGGAAAAGAGAATATTTAAAAAATTGGATAGAGTGATTGATGATGTCGGTAAAGTGGCAGAAGATGCCACAGGTGTTGATGGTGATGATGACGAAGATAAAAAATGATAAGCCTGACAGATATAGCTGCAAGAAACTTCAAGAGAATTCGTGAGGATGAAGAATTGCCTGAAGATGTTCCATTGAGAATATCTGTCAAGGGTGGTGGTTGTGCTGGATACGAATATATGTTAGAGTTTGGAGAACCAGCGAAAAAAGATTTAATGTTTGAGTCTAAAGGTCTACCCATAGTGATAGACCGCAAGAGTCATATAGTGGTAGATGGGCTAGAGATAGATTGGTCAACAGACTTGTCTGCACCTGGCCCACGATTTGAAAATCCTAGAGCAGTCTCAACGTGTGGTTGTTCTACGAGTTTTTCAATCAAACCTCAAGAGTTAGATAAACCTGTTTGGATGCAATAAATGGCATACTCAGATAAAGTATTGGAACATTATGAAAGACCACACAATGTTGGTAGTTTGGATAGTAGGAGCAATAGGGTCGGTACTGGCCTTGTGGGTGCTCCAGAGTGTGGCGATGTAATGAAGTTGCAAATCCAAGTAGATGATGATGAGAAAATCATCGATGCAAAATTTAAAACATTTGGTTGCGGAAGTGCTATTGCCGCAAGCTCACTCGCAACGGAGTGGATTAAGAATAAAACGGTAGATGAAGCAAGTACGATACAGAATACAGAGATAGTGAAAGAACTATCTTTACCACCAGTTAAAATACATTGTTCAGTTCTTGCAGAAGATGCAATCAAGGCGGCAATAAAAGATTATAAAAGTAAACAACACTCGTAAGGAAACCAGATGGCAGATAAATCTATTCCAAAACTAGAGTCGGTGACTACACCAACTTCTGAAGATTTGGCAATCATAGTTACTGATGTATCAAGTGCGCCGGCTAATAAAAAATCAACTTTAGCAACTTTCTTCAATAAGATTCCTACATGGTTGGGATTTTCTACAACTCCTATTGTTTACACTACTGGTGAAATAGATGTTACCACACCAGTATCATTTCTTTCTGTAACTGGTTCAACAACATTTAGTCTTCCGGCTGGAACTATAGGACAAATAAAAATGTTAGTGTGTACTGTCGCTGCAAGTACACCACTTGGAGTTCTTACTCCTGTAGCTTCTGGTAATGATGGTTATGATACAATTACTTTTAGTGAAGTGGGTGAATCAGTAACTTTAATTTATGAGAATTCTGGATGGATTGTCTTATCACGAACTACACCATCACAGGTTGCTTCAACTGGGGCTACTGCATCCGGAACTTCCTATACGTTGTCAGCAGGAACTGGTTTTGGATTTAGACGAAGAATATTAACTTTTGACTCCGGAGATGAAGGATCTAACCTTACATTGACAGCTGCGGATTCTGGTGCAATAATTTATGTTACTCCTACTGAACCAGTAGATCTTATCTTACCATTAGTGGGTACTGAAACAGGAATATGGTTTGAAATTATTTTCGCTGCGAAGGTAAACAAAGCGTTCGAAATTAAGACTTCAGGCCAAGATGGTAATGATAATATTACAATAATGAATCAATATGTTGGCCCATCTCAAAATTTTGATGTAGGTGGATCAGACCATGATGTATTATATATTGCTAATGCAAATATCGGTACTAGAATTGAAATTATTAACTGTGCAGGTGGTGCTGCTGAAAAATGGCATGCATATGTAAGAAGCTTGGGTTCACAGGCAGCAACTATTTCATAATCTTATGGAGAAAATTTAATGGCAGGAGCAATTGAAAAGAAAATAAATGAAACTAGACAGCAGTTAGTAACTTCGCCTGCTACTCATATAGCCGCGAGAGCAGCGGTTCTTTCAGACATTGCATTGTCTAGAGAGTTTGCACATACATTTCTTAATGCATTATGTCTAGGACATACAGGAGGAAAAGCTGAAAACGGTGCATCTACAACCATGGC